GGGTGTCCGCACGCCATATGGGTACTGCCACCGCGACTTGCGGGTGATGACGCCACCCGGGTACATCTTGTTGACGCGCTCCTCCAGCTCCACGTTGTCGTTGTAGGCTGGGTAGGTCGTCACGTTCTCATCCAAGAACTTGATGAGCCGCTCGTAGCCTGCGTCGGCTGCGCTGCGGGCTTGCGTCACCTGCATGCTCAAGGTCTTAGCGTCCACGCTCTGGTAGTCGCCGCCATTGACGCTATGCACGCCGTTGGCCGTCGGCTCGGCATACATGCGCGGCATGCTGTTCTGCACGGTGCGCCATGACAGCGGCCCCTTGATGTAGGCCAGCAGCGCCAGCAGGTCAGGCTCGGTGGCGAGCGTAGGGTCGGCTTGGATGGCCGTGTCCAGCTCGTCGTAGAGCGTGCGGCCCAGCACCTTCTCGAGCTCCTCTTGTGCGAGGCGCATGAAGGGGGCCAGCTTGCGGTCGTCGACGGTCTTGCTCAGGCCGCACAGGGTGCGCACCGTGGCGAGGCTTATGATCTGGGTCTCACAGCAGGCCATCTGTCGTTGGTGTTGTTGGTGTGTCTACGGGCACCTTGCCGAGGTCGTCGCGCATCGGCTGCGAGATGAGGCCCGGGATGATGTTGCCACGCTCGTCGTCAAGGGCAGGCAGGTCCATGTCCTCGCGCAGCTCGTCGATGGTCATGGTGCGCAGGCGCACAGCCTCCGCCTCCGACGCATCGTCGAACAGCTGAAGCTCGATGATCTCGGCGTTCCACACGTTGATGCCCTCGGCATTCATGAGGCGCACCAGGTCCTTGGTGATCATCTGCTGCTTGGGCTTGACGAAGCCCTCCATGAACTGGTCGGCAGCTGCCTTCATCGCGTTGCCCGCGCTGGTCAGCCCTCCCACCACGTCCATCCGGTACAGCAGGTCGGGCACGCCATAGCCGCGCACCACGACAGCCTCCGCCGCCTCGCGGATGGCATCCAGCTCACCGGCATGGTCGCCACGCTCCAGCACATTGAGCAGCGGCGCGTTCTCGTCCTGCGTGCCGAAGGTGTGGAAGATGCCGCGACCGTTGGCACCCGTGTAGGCATCCTCGATGTCCTTGTCGTACTGGTCGAGGTCCTTGGTGTCGGCGCTGATGTATGTGTGCAGGTGGACGGTGGGCTTGAAGCCCGTGTCGATCTGGGTGCGGTTGAACACCGGGACCTTGGCCCATACCTCGGCGTCCGGCACCGCTGGCAGCCACCACGGCTCACCGTAGTAGTCGCGGTTCTGCTTGTAGGTCTTGCTATAGATGACCGCGCTGGGCACGCGCTCATCCATGCGGAAGGCAGGCAGCTCGATGGGGCGGTAGCGCACCACGGCACCACCACGCGCACCGACCTCCTTCCAGTTGGCGGACCAGTAGTAGTTGTTGACCTTGCCCTCCATCAGCTTGCCGCTGCGCAGCCTGCTCACGTCAAGGTGGTCGACGCGGACGACGCCGCCGCCGAAGCCACGGCGCACCACCCAGCTCTTGGTGTTGGCGAGCGCGATGTCCAGCGCCGTCGCATGGAGGAAGTCCTCCTCGGTGGTGTCGCTCATCCACTCCTGGAACTTGCGCTGTGCGGCCTCCACCACATTGCCCTGCTCATCGACGAAGCGGACGCCACGGCCAGCGATGAAGCTCGCCGTCATCTCGATGCATCGCTGCAAGGGGACGCAGTTGTCGGCCAGCGTGCGCATGTTCTCGAGGAACAGGTTGTCGGCGCCGAAATACACCCACGGGTTGCCCGTGTAGCGCTCTTCCACAAGCGGTGCCGAGGTGCCTTCCTTGAGGTAGGTATAGAACTTGGGTACACTCATGGGTTACAAAAAGGGGCGGGCTATTAGACCCGCCCCCGATTTGTCGTTGGTAGGACTACGCCAGCACGATGAGGCCCTTGATGAACACCTTGGGAGCGCACTGCTGGAGCATCGCTACCGTGGAGTCCTTCTGGAGCATCTTGTTGGTCACCTTGATGGTGCCATACTGCGTGGACACGTCGAGCTGCACGGCGTTGCCTGCGAGCTTGTATGCCTTGGGGTTGGGCTTGTCTGCCATCTTAGTGTTGTATTAGGTGGTTACCACATAGCCAGCCAGCGTGGCGAGCGTGTCGGACTCATCCGTGTCCAAGAAGTGCGGGCAGTTCTCGCTCATGTTCTCGGCACGGATGCTGAACATGTTGCCTACTTCAGCCTGATCGGACGAACCGACATGGCTGAACAGCTTTGCTCCGCTGTCCTTACCGATGATCTTGAACACTCCGGCCTTCAGCTCGAGGATAGCCACGATGTCGGGACCGGCGAGCGACTCCATGAAGTTGCGGGCGGTGATGCCGAGGTCGGCCACCTTTCCGCTGAACTCATGGTACCAGCTCTTGGTCTCGGGGTCGTACTCCTCGCGCCAGATGACGCTGTCCTTGTCGAGCTTCAGGGCGAACAGGCCCTGACCAGCCTCGAAGGTGATGGCGTCGTACTGGTTGTCGGTGCCGGTGGTAGACCACGACACGATCTCGTCGAGGTTAGCCAGCCAGATGCGGTTATGATAGACACCGGCTGCAACCTGGTTGCAGTTGTTTTCCCCCGCAAGGAAACCACCGGTAAGAAGTGAACATGCAGGCATGTGTGTGTGGTGTTGCGGGTTCACCGGCGCAGCCTTATGGGACTGCGCCGGTGGCACCCTATGTTAGTTTAGGTGGCAGGTCCCCAGTACTTGATGGAGTTCCCGGACAGGTCGCGGAAGCCCACGCCAGCCTTGAAGCGGAACTTCCACCAGATGTTCTCCTCGTACTGGTCGAGGCCCATCACCACGTTGGTGAAGTCGCTCTCGAGGTCCAGCGCAGCGACGAAGTTGCCGCGACGGCTCAGGATGATGGTGCCCGTGCCGGTCAGGAAGTTCTGCGTCACCACAGGCACGCGGGTGCCGGGGAAGTTGATGGCGGCAAAGGTGCCAGCGTTCAAGGTGTCGAGGCCCGGCACCAAGGTGTTGCCACCGTTGAGCTTGTTGTAGTTCTGCTGCAAGAACAGGAACTCCTGGGGCGACATCACGATCACCGCGTTGCCGCTGATGATCTCGGAGGCGAAGTCCACATCGGCGATGGCTGCGTTGAGCAGGCTCGTGCAGATGTTGTACACGCCAGCCGCGTCGGTGCCTGCGCTACCACCGCTGGTGGGCGTGCTGGTGCCTACGTTGCTCGTGCCGAACGTGGCGGCATAGATCAGGTCCGTCCAGCCGCTGGTGATGAAGTTGGTGCTGCCGGTCCACATGGCGGAGCCGATAGCCTTGCCAACCTCACCGGCCACGCTCTGCATGATGCCAGCCTCGAAGGCTCCCAGACCGGTGTAGTTCTGACCAAGGGTCAGTCCCTGCGCGGTGTAGTAGTCCTCCAGACCATGCACGCAGATCTGGTCGCGCACCAGTCCCTTGCTCAGGGTGATGCTCGACTGGCTGATGGTGCTGTCGTTGTTGCCGTCGATGTCGGTGAAGCACGCGGCGCCATCGGCGATGGTCACCGAGGTGGAGAGCTTGGGCAGCTTGATGGTGTCGGCCTTCACGCCGGTGATCACCTGCCCATACTGCCGTACGAACGGCAGCACGTCGTTCGACGCCACTGCGTCGAGGTAGAAGTCGAGCCGGGACTCATCGGTCCAGTTGCTCAACCCAGAATACACTAATGCCATTTGGAATGGGTTTTAGGGGTTAGTTCTTGTTGATGCCGATCTTGCGGTCCAGACGCTCAAGCGTCTGTGCCATGCGCTCGGCGTGCGCGTTGGCCGTGGTCATGGCGGGCTTCATGGGAGCACCCGGCACCACCGCTGCGGGCTGTGCGTCGCTCACCACCGGCTGCTCCAGCGGCGTGGCCTTGAGGGCCTCCACCTGCTGCACCGCCTCGGCTGCCTTGGCCTCTGCCTCGGCGACCTTGGCGCTGTCCACCTCGGCCTCGGCGACCTTGGTCTCTGCGGCCTCCACGGCGGCGTTGGCCTCATCGAGCTGCGCACGCAAGGCACGCACCTCGTCGGTCAGGGCGGCGACGATCTCGCCGTACTTGGCGGCGATGTTGACCTTCGCCTTGACGTGTCCGCGCACCGCTGCCTGCACGGCCTCGGTGATGCTCACGGGCACCTCCAGCTCGACGACCTCCTCGGCCTCGGGCTGCTGCTCGTCGACAGGGTCAGCGACAGGCGTCTCCTCCACCACCTCGGGGGTGGGTTCCACCACCTCGGGGGTGGCCTTCATGATCTCTTCCATAGGTTGCATTTTATCGAGGCTGGCTGCCACCTTCAGCGGGTCAAAGACCGCGTCGGCGAAGCCCATGTCCTTTGCTTGTTGGGCGGTGAGGAACGTCTCCGCCTCGAGCATCTTCTTGACCTTCTCCTTGCGCATGCCGGTGCGTGCGCTGAAGATGTCCACCTGGCGCTCGTTGATGCTGGCGAGGACATCCTCGCCCTGCCCCTCCACCACGCTGTACGCGTTGTGGATCATCAGGAAGGCACCCGCCGCCATCTCGGTGCGCCGTGCCCCTGCGCTGATGATGGCAGCACCGGAGGCGGCGATGCCATAGACGCGGACGGTGACGTCCTTGTCGCGCATGTAGTCGTACAGGCCGAGGGAGGCGAACGCGTCGCCACCGCCGCTCATCATGGTGATGATCACCGGCTGGTCCTTGAAGAAGGCCAGTGCACTGATGATGTCCTGAGCGGTGTAGCTGGTGATCTCGCCAAGGATGGCAAGCTCGACGCCCTGCTCAGACTGCTGACATCGGATGTTGGACGGACGCATGACCACAAAGGTCACGCATCAAAACAGGCGTATGGGCCGAACCTTTAGGCCACGGCGCGGCGCACGATGTACTGGACCGTGCTGCGGGCCATGTCGTAGCGGTGTGCGATGTCGAACTCCACCTGCCGCGTGCTGGTGAGGCTGTTCCCCACGCGGTCGTAGAACGTCTCGTAGACCACGGCGTTGCGCATCAGCCCATCGTTGAGCGCCCCGCACTTGTAGAGGCTGTCGATGACCTGCTCCACGACGGGGCTGTCGCCGTGCTTGGCCTTGAGGATGGCGATGAGTTCTTCGCGGACTTTGCTCATAGTGTGCTTCGCTGTTCGCGCACGGCCACCCTGTTCTGGACGAGCCGGAGGCTCTCGATGGGGAGCACGGGCTGCAAGGTCATGGTGTTGGCCGCTGCGGCGTTCTGTGCCGCTAAGATACTACCGCTGTCGAGCGTTGCCTGCACCATGCCGCCGGTGGCGTAGGACCCTCGGCCAGGTGCTGCGCCGGTGTACATCGAGCGCAGCGCGTCGAGGTTACCCACGCCGATGGAGCGGACGACCTCTTGGGGCAGGACGTACTCACCACGGTGGACCACGCCAGCGGGTTCGTACTTGCCGCCTGCGCCCGTGTATCCACCATCGGCGAACCCACGGATGCGGGCCACGGCACCCAAGCCTGTGGCAAGGACACCAGCGATGGATGCAACACGTTGGATGGATGCGGCGGGTTCTGGAAGTGTGGACTGCGTGCGTAGAATTTCGGTAACTCCGAGATAGGTATTGATTGCTGCCTGAGATATTGCCAGCGCCTTGCCAGCAATAGATTGTTGCTTAAAGACTTGAGACAATGAGCCTAACGTATCGCTAACCGTTACAAGGCTTGCACGCACTGCTTCGTTGGCCGCAATCTTGGCGTTCTGTGCATCAACGTATTCCTGTGCATCGGTATCGTAATCAATAGGCTCCTCTTCACGACCCACAGGGGCAACAGGTGTCTCGGTGTCCACCAACAAAAGGTTGCGCTGCGCTTCGGTCGCCAACTTCAACGCCTCTACCTGTGCCAACTGCGCCTCGGTAAGGCCCTTCGTTGCTTCCGTTTGCCCATTGGTCTTTTCGGTAGCTACGTCAGTGCCGATGTTCAGCGTATCCAGCAACGCGGCGGCATCAGCCTTGACCGGGTTGGAAGATGCAAGCACCTTTTCAATATCCGCCAACTCCTGCTTGTATACAGCCAGCTTGATGACGCCCTGTGCCGTCAGGCTATTCTCGTTGGCTTGCAGCTTGGCGATTTCGGCTCTCAGCTTCGCACTGCGTGCGTCTGCGTTGGCCCTTTGCCGTTCGGCATCCCCGATGGATTGAAGGCCACGGATACGCTCCGAAGCAAACCGTATTTGCTCATCTGCGAACGAATTGGAAAGGTCGATGCCCTTGACCAATTCGTTGTTGATGCCTTGCAATTGTTTTTGCACCCCTTCGCCGAACATGTCGGCGGCGTCCGGAGTCAACA